AACCACCAAGCTAATGGTATCAGGGCTAGTAAAGTCATGGCCCAAATATAGTAATATTATTTAGAATGGCAAATCATCATCTGCATCATCTGGCATTAGTGGTATCTCTGTATGCATTGGCTTAACGTATGGCTCTTGAAATGTAGTACTAAAATACTTCGTACCTGATTTACTTTCTTTAAGCCATAGAGCTACCTCCATATCTTTACCGTTTACATTCACCTTACCCTTGTAGTCAGGATGAGTTTCGCTTGTCTTTTTATCATTTTTAAAGATAGCACCTGTGTTGTTTTTAGTTTCCATTGTTAATCTTTGTTAAAAATTGTTAATAAATAATTGATAGTCACTACCCACCCCCACACCACAGCAGGGGTAAGTAATATTGTTAGTAGGATGATCATATAATCCTTTCACTAGGCCATACAATCTCCTCACCACACACCTCTAGTGTGATAGCTTCAGCATACTCTAGGGCTTTCTTAGCCACATAGTTAGGGCTTATCCCTTGTTGGCTTAACATTAGTGCTTCCATAGCCACTAGTATAGCCTTCTCTTTAAACTCTTCTCTTTGTATCATAATTGTGTTATTAATTGGTTAAAATATTCTCTGCACTGTTCTACCCTCACCTTAATCTGCTCTATCACCTCATCATCTCTTTGTATTACAAAGGTCTTTACCCTCTTAGCATCAGGGATATGATCAAAGCTATGCTGTTTTTGCACCTGGTCTCTAAGATCTAAACTCTCCTCCATTAGCCCTAACTTATAGTGAGCACTCTTTACCTCCTGTTCTACTATGGCATGGGGTGTATTGGTTAGGCAGTAGCAAAGTAGTGCCTCTTGCTTATCAATTAGCCACATATATCCCTGCAGTTGGTAGTAGTAATCTTTGTTAGGACATTCAGTTTCAAACCATGGGAACGTGCTACCACTCCATGAGTTCTTAACATCTATTAGCACCTGATCAGTAACTACATCAGGAGTACCTGTAAGCCAATCATTTGTGAAGTGCTCCTCATTCTTAAACAGGAAGCCTTTATCCACTTGCTCCATTACAAAGCTAAGGCACATATCCTCGCACTCATTACCCTTATCAGTATACTTAGAGGTAAACTCCTTTTTGATATTGTAAACGTGTGCCAGGGCTAAGCCCTGGATATACGTCTTAGTTGTTTGTGATAGTACCTCCCCCTTAGTTTTGGGGGAAGTCATTATCTTACCTATTGAGCTGCATCTAATTTTCATATCATAGGTATTAAAAGCAGTGAATTTATCTGAGTATCATTCAAGTCAAAGCTATCCTTAAGTTTTTCTACAGTATACTTCCCATCTGCTATAGCCTTAACAGCCTCAGCAAATCTCTTTGCATCCATCTTAGGCTTAGCAGTTGCTGCTATGTGGCCATCATCATCTGTAGCTTGCAAAGTAAGTAAGCTTTGAATAGTGTACCTACGAAAGTAGCTGATCTGTGAGCCCTGCTTCTGAGCATCTAAGCTAAGATCTAAAGTCATACAGCTAGATATACTAAAGCCAGTGTAGATACAAACTATCTGAGTACAAACACTACCACCTTCTATAGGCTGTAGTAAAAGTAGATCATGCTGTAATAGGATAGGCTCAACAGTCTCTAGGATACTATTAATATCAGCATAACTCTTTTTAAAGTGGGGGTTAGTAGCATTCTTATGTACTTTACCGATTAGTTGTTTAGCCTGGTGAAGGCGAACATAGAAGGGAGCAGGCTGCTGCTCAACCTCCTTAGGCTTTGCAGCCCTTGTAGTTGTTTTTTCCATTGGTTAGTTTATTAATTGTTTACAAATATAGTAATTATTATTCTATTTTAACATTATTTTCTAAAATTATTTCTCTTAGCTTCTCCCTCACCTCATACATCTCCTCCTTACCGTTGTATTTGTACTCACTTCTTAGCCACTCATCCATCTCAACAAGTGCCATATAATAGTTAAAGCCATTGTTAGCATAGTTGAAGTCATCTCTATCCTCAGGTAGGTTATATTCTAGGGTTGCTTTCATATAGTTCGCCAAAGGTGGCTAAATTTGGTAGTTTTGGCTAAAGATATCATACCACTCCACAAAATCATCAAAGGTCTTGCTTATGATATAGATACCTCCTGCAGCTTCTATCATTAGTTGGTATTGCTTCTGCACTACTGACTGCTTATCCTTACCTATCTTTACTTCTATCTTTACAGATCTACCATAAATAGTAGCAGATATATCTGCAGATCCTGGAGTACCTGTTCCCTTAGTCCACTGCCCTGCAGTCTTAGTGCCATCTGTTCTATAGCTTTGCCTGAATACTCCCATTGTATTAATCCTCTCAGCTTGGTGCTTTGAATGGTTAAGAAAGTCAGTGATGCATCTAGTCAATCCATTAGCTGTAGCATCTGAGTACTTGGTAAAAGGTATTATGTGCCCTGGTGCTGATGGGTACCGATAGCTCATGTACTTCTCCTCAAGCTCATGTAGTCTCTGTTTGTTTTGTTTGTTCATGGTTTAATTGTTTGTTTTGAAGGATCAAGTATAAACATAGCAACGTGTCTACCTGTTCCATTTCCTTGTATATTATCCTCTATTGAATGCCATTTTATATCTTTTAAGTTTCTTACATTTCCACCTAATTCAGCAAGTAACATTAACACCCATTTATCTATAGGATAAACTAATACTACTAATTTCCCTTTTTTATATTCCTCTATACATTTTCTAACCCATGCTGTTGGCCCTTTCTTTTTTCCATCAACATTACAGGTGTAAGATCCAAATGGAGGATTAACATAATTTCTTTTACCCCAATCACATCTTAATCCATCAAAATTATCAGGTTTGGGATAAGGGCAAGGATCAAAATCAAAATTAAATTCATTCTGTAATTCTTTCATAAGCTCAGGAGGAGTTAACCAATAATGTTTTCCATCTATTTTATTTCCTTTTTCAAAACTCATATCTTACTAATCTTAAACCATCTACCTGCTGCACTTCTACCCTTATCAAAAATATACCCCTTAAACTTGCAGTACTCATCTACCATCCTTAGATACTTCTGAGCATTTAGATCAGCATAGCCACCTGTGTAAGTTTGGAAGTCCTGAATAGATACGTTGTTATAGTGCACTACATCCATAGTGATGTTACCCTCTATAGCATAGTCATAAAACTCCTTATTAGTAGCTGAGATTAAGCGTTTATGATCTGCATTAATAGCTTTTGATTTAACTAAGCCCATTGTTAAAAATTTCTGCAGGTTACTAATCATGTAGTTATCAAAGATTAACCAATCTACTATAGACCAGCTGTCAAACAATAGCCTCCCATACTCATCTAAGGGGTTACGCTGAGCATTAAAGTATTGGTTAAATTCTATCTCATGCCTTCTCCTATCATGGCTACCACCTGCACCACTTATCACATAGTTGGTAGTTATCACTATCTTAGGGGAGCGTTCAAATGGGATAAAAATCTCATCTTTGTTTTTCCTGTTTACTGTTATCCCTTCTGAGATTAAACTAAATAGCTGCTCAAAGTCAAAGTTCTTTTTTACATCATCAAAGGCCAGTATCTGACTATCTAAATTTACTCGCTGATATACAAAATCACTCTTCTGAGGGTTGAATGCTTTACCATCTATCTTAACTATATTTCTAATCTTACCTATGGCAGTTAGCACTAAGCTCTTACCACTTCCTCCATTAGGATTGTCATCTATCTCCTGATCATTAAAGATTATTGCCTTCTGATCTGTTTTATCTTTGTAGGTATGAAGTAGATATCCTAGAGTAGTCTCTAATGCATCTACCCTTGTATCCTGCTCAGCTGATACCTTAGCTACAAAGTTCTTAAAATCATTTTCAATGGTCTTAGTAGGCTTGTAGTCTCTATCAATTATCTGCCTATCCCAAATGTACCCATCTATATCAATGTAGGGCACAATATCAATCTTATCCTTAGTAATTTTAACCACTCCATTACGATAAGGGATAAAGCTCACATCTTTAGTATCCTGTAGCATCATTAAACTAATGGGCTCTAGCATAGATAAGTGACCATCTGTAAATAAGTACGGTGATTTACTGCAGTAGTTCCATACATCCACCTGCTTCTGCTTCATAAGATAAGCTAGCACAAAATCTTTAACCTGGTCCACTGAGCTAAGATTAACTTTGTTCTCTATCACTCTTACAAATGTCGGTTTTTCCGACCTCTCAGGGTAATACTTATTAAAGCCATATTTATACAGGAAGTCACGATACTTCATAGGATCTACACTAACAGCTTTCTTATCACTAAAAGACCAAAATACATCCTCACTATTAGCAACATCTTTTTTTACATCCTCTACCACATCAGACTTAATGTCTAATTGCTTTGATATATCACCAGGTGAAATACCTTCTTTTAGTTTAGACTTTACCTTTAAGATAGTATCCTTATCCTCAAAGTACTTGGTGCCTTTATCACTTCTTTTGTAAGCAGATCCTACGCAGGTATTAATCTCTATTTGAGAAAAGGTCTTATCACTATATTGGTGGAGGTACAGCTTAGCAGTATTTTCACTTATCCCATACTCACAAAAACAGCTAGCTACTTTGAACACCCAATTATTCCTACCATTAGATATATCTCCATGGTTAAACTTCATTATGTTTTCAATAATAGTGCTTTCATTAGTCATTGGTAGCACTGGCACCCTATCAAATGAGCTATGCCCTTTCTCCTCTTCTATCAGAGTAAACACCTCAGCATCTAAATTAATATAAGCAGTAGGATCGTAGCTTTCAAAACAAACTCTACTAACATTGCAGGAGCTTGCATCAAAGTAATCACTATCAATGTACTCTTGAAAGGCTTTAAACCTTCTCTTATGCGTAAATTTATCAGATGGTGGTATTTTAATCACGCACTTTAAGCCTTTGCCTGATGGTGATACAAATATCATAAAGACATTAGCACATTCCATTAGCCTAGCCTTCTCAGCTTTCATTACCTTA